GGCGGCATTAACCAAAGTATCTAACACCAATATCCCCGCGCTTAATGCTTGGTTACTTAACCCCGCGCAACGTCAACTTACCGGCGATCCCGATCTAAAGGCGTTGGGCGTTTACGTCAGTAGCTTGCAAGCAGAATTTGCAAAAATTCAATCGGGAGCAATGGGTAACTCAGTAACCGCCGATGCCGCGATTAAACGCGCACAAGACACTATTAACACCGCCGACAGCCCACGAGCGTTTAGGGCTGCGTTGGATGCAATGGTAAAAGAAAGTCGTAACCGGATAGACAGTTTTGAAGATACGAGAAAAGAAATGGCGGCAAAAGTACGAGGGCAACCCGCGCCAACTACGCCCGCCGCAGCAACACCTGCGCCCGGTTGGGGCAAGGCGGAGGCCAAATGACTACCTACAGCATTTCAGCACCCGACGGAAAAACTTATACCATAGACGGCCCCGCAGGAGCGTCGCAAGAACAAGTGCAAAATGAAGTTATACGGCAAAACCCGCATTTGGCTGCGCCGCCGCCCGAAGTATCTGCCAAACGCAGTGTTGGCGGTTTTGTATCGAACATACTTCCCTCTGCGGGTCGTTTGGTTAGCGGTATAGCCGACATGGTTATGCACCCAATCAACACCGTTAGCGGTGTTTTGGATATTGGCGCTGGCGCGCTACAAAACGCGCTACCAAAAACTTTTGTTGACTTTGTTAATTCAGGCGACAGTCCTGAAAAAGCAGCGTCTGTTAAGCGCGCTGTTGATGCCGCTAATGCAATGGGTGGTTTTCTTAAGGAACGATACGGTTCGCTAGACAAAATAAAAACCACGCTTTACAACGACCCCGTAGGCGCGGCAGCGGATCTCTCGATCCTATTCACCGGCGGCGGTGCGGCTGCAACGCGTGTGGCTGTTGCCTCGCGCGCGCCTATTGTGGCCGGCGCTATGGCCGGCCTTCCGGGCATGGAAGCTGCTGCCAGCACCTCCGGTGCGTTGCTCTCAACAGGTAAAGCGTTAAGCACCGCAGGGCAATACACAAACCCGTTAGCTGCAATTGGCCCGATAGCGGGTGTGGCGGGGAATATGGCTTTAGCGGTGCCGGGCGTTCAACGGGGGGTAGACGTAAGTAAAGCCGTAGCAAAAAAAGCAGTTAGCACAGGATACAACCTTATTGAACCCGCGCTTCCAGGTGGCGCAGAAGCAATAAAAAACCGCGCTATTATGTCGGCGTTTTCATCCGACCCAGTTAAAGGCGCGCCCGATATTGCCAAAATGAACCAGGCAATAGCCATGCTAGAAGGCGGCGCAACTATTGAACAAGTAGCGGTTGCGCTAAACAGCCCGGGGCTGGCCGCAATGGCTAAAACATCCCAGAACGCTAACACGGCCTTGGCAGGTATTTATGCGGAAAGAGCGAAAGCGGTAAGAGAAAGTCGAGCCAATCAATTGGAAGGGGCAAGCGCGAATCTTAACGCACTGAGTCAGGCCAATTTGCCGCCTAGCGCGGGGTCACCTAACCTACCCCGCCAGGCAGTCAATACCGCACTAGCACAAGAACAAGCCGCGCTGGCGGCGCAACAGGCCGCTAGAACGGGTGCGCTGACAGCGGAGCAACAAGCCGCTGAAGCGGCGCTGGCGCAACAGCAAGGTCAACTAACAGCAAGCGTAGCCAACACTAGGCAAATGGAAGTTGGCGACACACTTACCAAAACGCGCGCAGAGCTAGAAAAAGCGGTGCGCGAAAAAGTGGTTACGCCCGCGTATACCGCAGCGTTCAACGCGTCGGCCGAACCGTTCAGTTTTGCGCCGGTAGAAGCGGCGGCCAAAAAATTAGCCGCAGATCCATCTACGCAACTTAACCCGCAGATTGCCCCCTACACTACCGAAGCCTTGCGGATGTATGGGTCTAAGGTGCCAGAACCTGTGCCTGGCGCGCCACCTAGCGCGGTGCCTCCGGCACCTGTGCCGGCAATGGTGACGCTAGAAAGCGCAGATAAGCTGATAAAAGCGTTGAACACCGATCTAGCGGCTATTCGGGGGGCTAGGGATTCGGCGTCCAATATGACGCGCAAAAATTTAATGGAGCTTAAATCAGCGGCTGAACAAGCTATTGCAAGCGGCGTGTCTAAAGAGGCCAACCAGCTATACAAGGAAGCGCGCACGTTGCACCGGACAAAGGTAGTCGAGCCATTCCTTAAAGGTTGGGTTGCTAACTTGGAACGCGAAGGCGCAACAGGTACACAAATACTGGCGCCCAGTAAGGTAACGCAGAAGATACTGAGTAGCGAAGAAGATGCCATTCGTGCGGTTGCGGCGTTTGGCGAATCGCCGGTAGCGTTGCAGGCCATCAAAGCGGGCGTAGAAGGTGAATACCGCGCTGCGGTTGTAGCGGGGAAAACACCACATAAAGACTGGATGGACGCGCATCAGTTTCAGCTAGAAGCGCTTGATAAGGCCGGTCTGGGCCTGACCCAACGTCTGGAAAGTCTTGGCGGCAGCGCGCAAAAGTTAGAGCAAACTGCTGCTGAATTAAAAGCAACTCGTGCGGCCATACCCGGCAAAGTAAGCGCCGAATTTGAAGCGCAAAACAAAGCGTTAGCCGCAGTGTCCGCAGACTTGGAATTTAAGAACGTAGGCGAGCTACGCAAGTCTGTAGTCAAAGACGAAGCCACGATGAACCAAGCGTTGCGGCGCATGGACGAACCGGCGAAAGCCGCGCTAGCCCGAGGCGTCATGCAAGACGTAAAGACGTTGGCAGAATTAACCGCTAATGAACGGCCTATCATGGCTGCGCTGCGCGCTGCCGATCCTGCTACTGCTGCGCGTATCATGGCTAACGCCAAAGAAGCCTTTAACATACGTTCGTTGATAGAAGAGGCGCAAAAGGCGCGGCCCGCAAATGCTTTAGGCACGACGCAGCGTGTCGCGGATTTAACCCAGGGGTTACCTGAAGTGCGGGCGGCGGTGCAAAAAATACAAGCCGAAATAAACCAAAGCACTAGCTTTGATAAACTGGCGGCGAAAGGTGTAGCCGCAGGCGGTGGTGTTGGAACCCTAGCTACTGAAGCTGCTGGCCCTGCGGTAGCAAGTTTAAACCACTACATGAGCATGATAAATTTTGTGATGCGTAGGCTTAAAGGATTGACGGACGATAAGTTGGCCGCGCAGATTGGCGTTGAGCTTGCTAACTCACCTTCAGCAGCAGCGTTGATATCTAAGGCGCAAGCCAAAGTCACCGCGCCAGCAGTTGCAAAACCACCTCGCTCTTGGTCTGGATCAATAGCACCCGGGGCAATAATGCTCAACCAACTAGCACCGCAAGAATCGCAAAACAGACTGGCGGCACCTTAATGGCAACGACCAACGAGCTGGACGTGCGTCTGACCTCGCACGAGGCGGTCTGCGAGCTGCGCTACGACTCTATTAACGCCCGTCTGAAGCGCATCGAGCAGATTGGCATCAGCGTTGCGGGTTTCATCATTGCCCTACTCCTCCACATCATCTTGAAAGCCTGAACATGAAAAAGCTGCTCCTCCTCGCGTTGCTGCCTTTTAGCGTTGCCGCTGCCGACCTGATGGTCTGCAACGGTGAATATGCGCTATGTGCGGCGTCTGGCTCCACGCCTACGGGCAAGAAGATCACGGTCAAGGGCAAAGTGTTTGCCGAGGGCATGGCAGTCTGTCCGGTCTTAAAAGGCCGAAGCGTAGCCAACGGTGCGCTGATGAAGAACTCCTGTGACGCGCCTCCCGGTAAGGTCTGGTCACTGTTCAGCACCGTATCAGAAGCCCCGCAAGCCCCGACATGGGCTGTGGCGCCACTGGTTCACCGCACCTTTGTGTTGAGCAAGACAGAGGGCATGAGCAACCAGTGGTCGTTCCTTTGCGACAAGCAAGCCAAGCTGGTGAACGGGGTACAGCTTGCGTCTTGCTACGGCCCGATAAACGAGTCTCCCCTGACTAACGGGCATGTGAAGATGGGATCGACCATTGTTACCGACGCTCCGGTTGGGGCGTTAAATCCTGTAGGCGGCAACTTCTAGGAGATTGATATGGGCTGGCTCAGAAATCGTTTTGGCGAAGCATCAACACTGGCGGGGCTGGGAGTGCTGTTTGCTGTCGGGATCCCGATGGTGCCACCGCAGTATCAGTTGCTGGTGCAAGGTATCGCTGCAGCTTTGGGTCTTGGCGGCGCGGTTCGGGCTGATCCCGGCAACAGGTGACCCCGCACTTTACCCTTGCGGAGCTAACCGTCACCGACCACCGGACGCTGGATAACACCCCAGATCCGGTGGCGCTGGCAAACCTGCAACGTCTGGCGGTGTTTCTGGAACTGGTTAAAGACAGGCTGGGCGGCAGGCCGGTGATGGTCACCTCTGCCTACCGCAGCAAGGCGGTTAATGATGCCTGTGGGAGCCGCGACACCAGCCAGCACCGCCTTGGCTGCGCGGCTGACATACGAGTGCCAGGTATGACCCCCGACGCGGTGGTGAAGGCTGTGATGGCGTCAGGGCTGGCCTACGACCAGATCATTCGGGAGTTCGACGCCTGGACACATATCAGCATCCCCAACCTGCCAACGCTCCCCCCGCGCAAAATGGCGCTTATAATCGACAAGTCGGGAACCCGACCTTTTTCTTAGTGCCTGGTGGTATCCCCTTTGCCCCCGTCTAGCGGGGCTTTTTTTTGACTCGCTCCGCGCAGGGCAGACAACGCCACTGCTTCTGCTTGCGGTTTAGGGAGTGCGTCAGGACAACGCCAGGCACCCGCTGGCAGCTCATGCAGGTTGGGTTGGGTGGTGTTATTCGCATCGTTGCACTCGCGCCTTCCAGATTTCCCCATCTTTCAGCGGTACCCAGATCGTCGTGCCGTAGCTGTCGTTTGGATACTGGCTGCGGTAAGTCTGGATCATCTCCAGCAACTGCTCCCGTGTATCTGCTACTAGCTCATGGTCGATCATTTTTTATACCCTCCCTCAATAACGCTGAACGTTGCGTCCAGCACCCGCAGATCGTTGGCCGCATCGCTAACACCATGCCAGTCGCCAATCCGCACGCACATGAGCAAGTACTCGGTGTACGCTGCGCGGTTCTTTTCGTATTCTGCTAATGTCATCACAAACCCCTCGCTATTGCTGCATACGTCATGGTTGAGTAGACCGTTTCCTTTGCCATCTTGCGTACCGCGTCCCGGTCTTGTGGGCGTTGTGCGCCCGTCCTCTCAGCCCACGCAGCCACCTTGTCAAAATTCTGTGGGAACTGGAGCAGGGCGATTCTTTGCGGTTCTTTATTTGCTAGGGCGACTTCTTTGGCTCTTCGGGCAGTCTCCATTGCAATGTTCGCCTCGGTACTCCAGCAGTCGCTTCTGGCGCACATTGTGCTGGTACGTTTGCCGCACTGTTTACATGATAATTCCATACGTCTCTCCCAAAGAAACCCAAAAAGAAAAACATTGAACAACTAAGAACTGAAGCCAGAATTACGGATCGCAGACCGTGGGGCATTTCCTCTACGATGATGTGTTTGTTCATACCTTCCTCGCTGCGTCAATTGCTGCATCCAGCATTTCGCCGTCGTCCCACAAACACGGTTCGGGGTACTCAAAACCCACGGGCCAAGGGAAGCTGTCTGCATCCCAGAGACGTTTTGATCTAAACCACCGGTACCTCTCGGCGTCCACTCTCAGCGCAGCGTTCTCCGCTTCCAACTTCAACTCTCGCCCAAGTGGGCTCATAGTAACTGCGGGTTGCTCTATCCACCCGCACATGCAGGCATATCTCCCTGCCGAATGCGTTGAGTTGCGGTCGAATCCGCATTCAGGTGTGGTAATGTGCTTCGTATCACTCATTGCGGCAGCGTCCAAGTAGGCTTGCGGGAAAACTTATCCAGAACCCACAAGTTCTTACGGCGAAGGTATCTTATTGCCATCACCCACTTTGCGCCGTTGCGACGGTTGGGGTGCAGCTTTCTTGCTTGCGTGGTCAGGCTCATTTTTGAATCCTCTTGATCTCACGCTCCAAATACCAGCGTGCTTTTCTCAGGTCAGCATCCGCTTCCCCTTTCAGCCCGGCGCGCCAGATGTACTTGATGGCGTTGCCCAAGTTAAAGTTCATATGCTCGGTGATCTGGATGCACTCGATCCCCGACGGGTGTCCCTTGTAATGCTCTGGGTTGGTTGGGTCAGATGCCATTGAGCAACTCCATCCGCTCCCGCGACACGCGCAGGACGTTGTACCGCTGGTGCAGCCGCTCCAGCACCACCACGCGCCGGTCGCCCAGCTTCTCCGCTTGCAGCATCTGCAACACCTCGTCCTCGGTCTTGGCCGCAAGGACGTGATTTAGTTCACGCCAGGTTAGCCGCTTCAATTTTCTTCTCCAGTTCGTTGATGTTCTTCAGCACCCGCACCAGCCCCCGTTGCGCGGCGTTGAACTGCCGGTAACGGATGGTCAGTTCGGCCTCTGCCGCCTTCAACTTGCTCTTCAATGCGTCGATTCTCTTCATTTCAAGGACTCCATTGCCATCTCAGATAGGGATTTCTTGTCGTGCAGCGCCGCGTAGATCTTCTCGTCCACGGTCTTGTTCGCCATCAGGACGTAGCACCACACGTCGTGCTTCTGGCCGCTGCGGTGCAGGCGCCCGATGGTCTGCTCAAACAACTCCAGCGACCACGGCAGGGACAGGAACACGATCTTGCTGCCACCGTGTTGCAGGTTCAGCCCGTGGCCGGCAGACTTGGGATGCACCAGCAACAGTTCAATCTCGCCCGCGTTCCAACGGTCGATGGCCTCCGGCTCATCCAAGGTGGACGCCCGTGGGTAGCGGCGCTGCAACTCGGCCAGCTCGGCCTTGTACTGGTAGACGATGATCGTATTGGCGTGCTGGTTCTCGGTCAAGAGGTCATCGAGCAGCGCGAACTTGGCGTCATCAAAGAACACCGCGCCTCGGTCGGTGTAGACAAACCCCGAGGCCATCTGCTGGAGCTTGCCCGTCACCACCCCGGCGTTGGCGGCGATGGCGGTGGTGGTAGGGAACTCCGCAATGAACTTCTTCTTCATGTCATCGTAGGGCGTCCGGTCGCCCAGATCGCACGTCAGCACGACCGTGTGCAGCGGCGGCAGCTTGTCGGCGTACACGCCCGCCTCCAGCACGAACGTGGCGGGCTTGATGCGCTCCATCACCTGTTCCAGCGCCCCGGTGGCGGACGTCCACTCACCGAAGTCACGGTTGATGC